AAATTCACACCTTCAAGATCATTAGCTAGTCCGTTATAGGCAACATTTAGGCCGCTGGATGCACGGCGCAGAAAGTTTTTAACGAAAGGACCCATCATGGTGTCAGGGTATCTTGTGTCGTAAGGTTTGAAGTCGTAACCCTCTGGCAAGGTATCAAACTCACCAGGTACGCTAATGTCAATTGGCGCGTCATCTGCTTCACCGCCGTCTCCTACTGGCGGCAATCCATCTGGCGACACAATAAAGCCTAGTGTGTTAGCGCCTTTACGCGCAGCGATTAAAGCGCTCTGCTCAAACTCACCTAAATGATGAAGCGTAAGCATACTTGCACTCATCCACGGCACACCGCGCACTTGCTCTGGATTTTCGTAAATGAAGTCGTGATAAATATCTTCAGCTGGCACGGCCTCACGTATTCTTGATTGATTTGACTCGCTTTGATGGCTGGTATAAATGTGATAAAAAAGTGGACGGCGGTATTCATCCACCTCAATCCCCATAATTACTTGATTACGTCCATTACCTGGTGCAACGTTGTATTGCGTATCAAGCTTATCAATGTCGATCAGCTGCAGTGCAAAACCAAATCGATTACGTGCTTTTGTGCCACGAATCTTACGGATTAAATACTCACCATCACGCGCAAATGCCCGCGCAGTGGCACGTTCAAGCTCAGCCAAACTCATGCGCCCGCTAATTTCACATACGCCTTTTTCTGCCCACGCATAAAAAGCACGTTCAATAGCATCTGCTGCTGGCTTATCTTCCACAGTCTCATTGCTCATCACGCGAGATTGCAAAATAAAACCGTTTGGCCCTATAACGTTCGCGACCACCATGTTGATAAACTTCTTGGCGTAATCGTTGTTTTTAGTCAGGTCGCGTGATCGCGCGCGCAGTTTATCTAAGTCATTTCTTAATTCTTGGTTAATACTGTCTGTAGTCGTAAACCAACCACTAGTAAATCTAGTATTAAGTGCTGCAGTAAATCGGCGCTGGTTAAGCACCATCGTCTTATTTTTAATTGCACTGGGCGAATCTGTCTCTAGCCACTTTTTTAATACAACTGAGCCAGGGGAACTAACCTTTTCTTTTTTATACCAATGCGGTTGAGTTTGAGAATTAGCCATTAGAAACCTATCGTGGATTTATTGCGGGCAGACATGCCGTTTTTTGTGCGCTCGGCACTTATTTCTCGATTTACTTCTTGCTGAACTTTTGAACGGAATGCTAAGAAATCACCTGGGCTGTTAAAGCTCATGGTGCGACCCGCGATTGAATATTGCTGCAGGTATGCTTTTTTGCCGTAATTGGCAAAGGCTTCATTTAATTGATCTAGACATTTTTTTGCTGAGCTTCGAGTATCAAACCCTGCCGTTTCGCCTGCTAAATTGGTATTAATTTTAATGCTGCCATTAGCAATGGTGTATCGTTCATCACCCTTGGTAACAAATGACTGAGTGCTATATGCACCAGCTGCATAACCAGCAGAAGTTGCAGCTGTGATATTTACTTTGTGAGATTGGCCGTCAGCCGTACTTGATACCGTGTATTTATTGGCTGCATTGATAAATACATAATTTAAAACCCACCCGTCATCTGCAGGGTAATCGCTTAATGTTTTAATCCATTGAACGGTATCACCTGCCGTAAACTCTGCAGGCTCTGTGTTTAAAATAGTATTTTGCATGCAAGCACTTTGCCATGCAAAACGTCAACAATTTAAGGCGAAGTGTTGACAGCTCACCCCTTAAATATTGCATAGGCACGCTGGCGAGAGATGCCAAATTTACGTCCAATAAAACTGAAGCTTTCACCAGCACGAGCAAGTCGAATAATCTCACGGCGGCGGCTCGATATATATTCATCACTCATTAATTGCTTGCCAATGTAAGGCCGCTCACCATTCCAGTCTTGCCTCACTTCACGCTCTATTTGCTCAAAATGTGCCGTGGTGAGCGCCCCTTCTGCTTTAAATACAGAATAAATACGCTGCAATATATCCAACACAATATCGTTAGATTCAACATGAGACTGGTCTTCTATTTTTTTAATATCAAATTCACTCATTGCGATTTCCTTGCAATCATTCTGCGTCTTGGTTTTCGGGTAGAGACAAGCGGTGCAGCTTGACCACTAGTTGGAATTACATACTTACTCAAATCAACAGCACATAAGCGCATGGCAGCAAATGAATAAACTTTGCAGTCAATCGCCTCATTACGTGGGCGTGTTTTAACCCACTCTAAAATAGGACGCTGGCCCCGCATCTTGGTCACTAGCTTTTCAGCGGTAAGCTGCGCAAAATATTCATCATCAAAGTCTGGCTCTTGCGGATAATGAATGTAGCCAGGACCAGGCGTTGTGATTTTTAAACGCGAATACACCAGCGCCTTCCCTTGATCAACACCCAAGGGCTCAACATGCACCCCGCGCTTACGCTTTGCACGTAAACGGGCGCGCCGCTTTTTCTCATCTTCGATTAACGGACGTCCAGCACCTTCAACCCCTTTAATCGCCACACACCATTTGCGCTTTTCACAGAACGCATACACCATGCTTGTGTTGTAGCCTGAGTCAATCGCAGCCAGTCTAACGCCAGCCTCACGCAACACTTCGTCTAACTCATCCCAAACATATTGCGCAGCTGTATCACCAGGGATTACCAGATGATTAAGTGTCCAGTTCTCTTCATCTTTACCCCACCCATCAATCGTGACTTCTAGCCGGTCTTTTTGTACGTCCACCCCTGCAGTTTTGAATGCGATAGATGGATTGTCGTAAACCTCAAGTCGCATGATGAGTGCTGCAGGATCTTGCTCATCACCCTGCTCTTTAAAGACTTCACCCAAATAGGTGTTGATAAATGCCTTCAGCTCAGAGCTATCGCCCTGACATTGAAGCCACTTTTCAACAATGGCACGCCAGCCAATCCCTAATCCAACAGGTGAATAAAGTGCATTAAGGTGGTAACCGTGGTGTAATTTGATACTTGGACGCTCAGCAATCCAGCGCCCTTTTGCTAGCATTTCAGTTTTATGCCCTTCCTCGATGTAAACACCGCAGTGCTCGCATAAATACTGTACAGACTCCACGTGAGCAGGCTCACCATCTACTGGCAAAGACATTTTCCATTTGAGGCCATAAGCAAAGTCCTTACCGCCAAACTTAAGGGTTTGAAATTCACCGCAATGTGGGCATGGCACGTGATAGCGGCGCATATCACTACGCTTATATAAAATATCAATCCTTGAGGCTTCATCTTTTGTAGGCGTGCTGACAAAGTAGCTTTTTGCACGGCTGAATGTACGTTGACGGTTTTCAATCAACGTCATCGGGTCGCCTTCACCACCAACATCCCAAGGGAACGCATCAACTTCATCAGCCTCAACATAAGGCAAGTGATCACTACGCAAGCTATCTGGTGAGTTGGCCCCAGCTTTAATAATACGAGCGCGCGCACCATACTCTAGTAAGTCACCACGGTTTGCTTTGTTACGGGTAGATTTGCTCACCAGGTCTTTTAGCACTGGTGTTTCTTCCATCATTTTGCTTAAACGTGGGTTTAGTGAACGCTCTCTTAGCTCAAGCGTTGGCACTACGCACAATAAATCTTTATTTTGCAGGTGGTGCATGATGTAGCCCACCCAGTTATACATCACCTCGGTACCACCTACGCCAGATGATTTAATAAATGTGACACTGCGCACAGGACTGTGCTCACTTAGATCGTCCATAATGTCGCGCAGGTATGGTGTAGTGGCAGTATTCCAACGCCCGGGTAAGTTGGTACCGCTTTCTAGCCAACGGTTTCGATCTGCCCATTGGCTAACGGTAATAAGATCTCGCGGTTTTGCACCTCGCTTGAAATACTCATTAAACTCAGGCAATGAATTATTACTTCTATCTACATGACCAGATAGCTGATGCATTAAATCCAATATACAATCGGTCATTAAATAATGAACACGCGTTTCATCTTGCGCGTCACTAATCGCCTCTATTAATCTTTTTTGCATCAGCGCTGTAATATTCAACATCAAACGGCGCACATCCATTGCAGCCAGCAGGACATCCCCAGCTAAACAACTTTCATCTAACGCATGCTGATATTCTTTAAGCGCGATTGTTGCATTGAGCTTGGCCTCTTCTGTTTTTAGATCAACCATCGATGTAAGCGCAGCAGTCACAATCAACCCTTTCTCAATCTGCGCATTGCGCGTGGAAATTCCGCTTTAATGACACGGTTTAAGTTTTTTATTTCATCTAACAAAATTTGGTTACGCACTACTGCGTCTTTAGTGACTGCTAACCTAGGCGCAGTCTGGTCAACCAAACGTTCCAAGCTTGCACGCAACGTATTGCCTAGCGCCTGCGCTTCACGGCGAACATCAGCAATTAGAAATCGCTTACCTAACACCAAATCAAACTCCAGCGCCTTATGATCGTTTTTGATTTGTTGCAAACTTCGCTCATAATATTGACGGCTGCCTTCCACAATCTCCGCCACCTTGCGGGGCTTGCGTGCTGGCTTTTGGCCTTTGCGCTCCGCTTCATGACGTGCTGCCACGGCAGGCTTAGCACCGCTTGCAGTGGCCTCAATTTTTGCAATTGAAGCCTCAACCTCAACACGCTTACCATCCTCAGTAAGCACAATGCGCCCATGATTAATCAACTCAGTGATATAACTTGGCGCACGCTGAATGCGCTTAGCAAATTGGCTTTTGGTTTCGATCGTCATCAGTCAGTACACCCACAATCCGCAAGCTCAACATCCTCGTAACCGTAAAAGTCACCTTGGCTTACTGCCATTTGTTTAATTTCAAAATAGCTAGGTCTGTCTTTTCTGAATTTACCTGTCTTTGCTATTGCTTCTTTTTCGCTAAACGCTCTTGATTCTTGTGCAATCCACCAATCTGCAAGTGATGGCTTCTCGCTTATTAATGAAAGGGTTTGCCCTGCGCCTTTTAAAAAACATAAGTCACAATTACCATGCATGGTTTTACCGTTCATATTTGGCAGTTTTAAATCAAAACCCTGTTCACTCCAAAAATTGCCAACATCAGCCGCAGTAATACCCATGCTTGCCAATGGTGCGTATCGTTCAAATGGCTCTGATGATGGGATTGATAACTTAGCCACACGGCTTGGCTCGTCTGATCTAAAACCAATAGCAACATCCCAGCTCTTCCAGCCAAGCACTTGTTGTGCATATAGCTTCATTACGCGAATTTTTAATTCAATCGTGCAAAATCGCATTGTTGGATTAGGTAGGTAGTTCTTATGCGTAATGAGGTCTGCAAACGGCTCACCATTTCTGCTCGCTGTTTCGTAAGTCACTTCACGCCAGCGCTTTTGCGGCTCTTCGTGTGATTGATACTCAAGCCATACAATCGGCACATTCCAGCGTTTTGAACACTCATTAACAAAGTCCAATGTTTGCGGCATTTCTTTACCTGTGTTGGCAAATACAACCTTTACAAAATCAGGTAATACTCGATCATGAGCATCAAGCAACATATCAATCATCATTCCGCTTGTGCGTCCACCGCTAAAGCTAAGCATAGTTGGTGATGTGATTAACAAACTCATCAGCCAGCCCCCAACGTGGACACTTCAAACGCATCACAATCATCTCCAGCCAATGCGTAAAAAGAAGCCCACGCTTGGTTTTCTGCTTCAGGTCTAAGGTAGCGACCGCAT